CCCGCCCCGATGTCTGGTCGTTGACAAAGGTCGTGATGTACGCTGGGATAGCCATTGAGAGGCCATTGGTCCCAAGCGCCGCAGTAACAGCAGTGCCCGCTGTAGTTGTGCTGGTGAACCCAGTCCCGGCCCTACCGGAGGTTTGATCGTTTACGAAGGTCGTGATGAACTGGGGCACGGCCATACTCAGGCCATTTGTGCCCATAGCCGCCGTGATGGCGGTTCCAGCCGTCGTAGTGCTGGTAAACCCTGTGCCTGCAATGGCACCCGAGGCTTGAGTCTGCACGGTCTGCGCAACCGTGTTGGCCCCACTGATGATGATCGTGGCTGCGCCTGCCGCTGTGGCGGCGCTCAGTGTGACGTTATTCCCGCCTTGGAGGACAAAATTTGTCCCTGTAAAAGACGACACCCCCGCCGTGTTACCGGAGAGGGTCTGGCCTTGAACGTGTGCAGAGTTCCAGTCACTGGGACGAACGACAGATGTCGCTGTCCCATCCGCAACCGTCTGCGTATAGGCGTGATACAGCGCCGTCATTACGCAATCCGAACAACCGCATCAGACGCTGTGTTAGCAGGGAACTGGACCGTGAACGTGCCAGCGGTAGAGGTCTTGTCCGAACCGAAGTCCAGCACCGCAATCGCCTTGTTGCTCTTGCTGCTGTTGTAGATCAGCGCACCACGGGCCGTAATGGTTGCCGTCGTCCACGAGGTATCAGAGAAGTCCACAAACGCTGTAGTCCCAGACAAGGACACCGTAGCACCAGCAAGCGTGTTGCCGCCTGCCGTGTAGCCAGCACCAACAACTTCATCAGAGGTGGAGTAAGCAGTCGTTGCTGCGCCCAACGTAGCCAGAGACGTATACAGCGCAATTTTGAGGACGTCGGTGTCCAGATCATGTTCGCCAAGCAGAATCTGCTGCTTGAACGAACTGCACATTGCTTGAGAGATCGGCATATTGCCTCCTTAAATGACTTTATTACCTTTTGCGATATTGGCTTTTGCCGGGATTACCTGCAAATTCCAAGGTACGTGTAATCCAGAAACACTTCGCCCCCGTAAAGGAACTACATGATCAACATGCCATGTAAAGCCAAACATTTTTGTACGTTGTTTTGCAAGGGCGTACGCTTCTCTTATGAGCCACAACTCGTCTTTTGAGAGCCAAACCGGAGTTCTTTTTAGTTTATCCGATCTTCTCTTTGCTGTACTTGCGTTTTTAGCATCTGGGTGCTTTTGCCTGTGCCGATTTGCGTAAACACTGCGCTTTTCTGGGTTTTGTAAAAGCCAAGCCTGCGTTTTTGCATACAGCACATCTTTTGTTTTTTCGTAGTACGTTTTACCGCGCAGCTTTTTCTTTTCTACATTATCTTCGTTTTGAACTAGCTTTTGGTAATCTTTTTTCCTTTGAGAGGATGTGCGCTCTTTATTTTTGTTTCTATTTGCGTTTAACGTATTTTTGGCGCAATCTACACACGCGCCGGATACCCGCCGCAGGCCCTCTAACTCAGGGTGTTTAACGCACACGGACCCAAAGCATGTAGGTAGTCCTTGTGCTTTGGCTGCTTGTCGTGTTAGTTTTTCCATTAACGCACCGGCACTCTTACCTGTCCGCTACGATAAGCGTCCATCCTATTTTTACCGTCACCGAGGTTCTTTAGCAACTCCATAGACTGGCCGTATTCCTTGTCCATCATCGCCACAATGTCCTGCTCCTGCTTCATGAACCGGGCAGCTTCGACCATCACTGCGTTAAACAACGCAGAGTCAAAGTTGTCACCAAGCCATGACGTACCCGCAGTCACGATGCTGACTGGGTAGTAGAAGTAGTGAAGCTCCGCTGTGAGCCCAGCACTGGGCGTGGGGCCAAGGATGAGCGTTAACTCTGTCAGAGTGGCGCTGTCCGGGCCAAACAGGGCGTAATACTTCGGGGTCCCCGTCGTTGACGGGTTCGGAAACGCCGAGCGGATGAAGTTCACATCCTTGTTCAGCAGGTACTCGTAGTTCCCGGAGCCGTCGATGACTGCAAGGCTGAAAACAGACAAAAAGTCTGTTGGCGCGGCAAGGTATTGGTTGCCAGAGGTCAACGTGCCCGTGACGTTCTTGCGCAACGCAGGAAGCTGCACCGAGTTGTAAATACGCTGCTCAGCCAACTGCGTGAGCGTGGCGAAGTCAGTAGACGAGAAAGTGTTCTCGGTACTGTCCTCTACAGCGGTCTTCAACTGGGTGTAGTTCACTTTTTGGGCTTCCCGCCAAAAATTTCCAAATTACGCCATCGGACCACGAGCCATCGTGCCCTTGGTAGCACAGCCATTGCCACGCGTGCGGATGCCAGAGGTTTTGATGCCCGGAGCAGGGTTGGCAGCAATGTTGCCAATCACCATGCAACTTTCATCCCTCAAGGTCTCAATGGTCTGAGGTTGCCCAGGCTTGGCCGGGGCAAGTTTCTTGGTCTTCATCATGGTGCCACCTTCTGGTTCGCAACCTTGGCAAGGCCACGCCCGTACTTGAGCATGTCAGCGTCGGTCTTGCCGCCCTTCTTGAAGCCCTTGCCTTTGTGCATGGCCTTCACATGCTTGCCAACCTCTTCCTTGGCGACTTTGCGCATCTTGTCCATCTCTTGCTCCTTAGGTCGTCACGACCACAACTGTACCAACATATCCTACCGGGGCCAAGGCATTGGGGGTCAGCCCAATGTCAAAACTTCTGGCACCACCTACGGGGTTCCAACCCCACTCAATCACTCTGCTGCCCTCGCCGGGGAAGCCCTCTTGGTCAGGGCCGGTTCCAGATACTGGGTTGGTCTGCAAACCGTTTGTACCTGACTGATACCAAGTATTTGTATCTGGACGAGGATCACGGATGGCCTGCGGGTCTGAGATCGGATACATGCCAAGCTGCAACTGCGGCTGATCCGGCGTCCAGCACTGGGGGCAGGCTTTGATTTGCGTCTGCTTGGTTTTAATGGTCAGGTTCTTGAGCTTTTTGAGGTCGAAACGGAACCCACAAAGATCGCAAAATCCAAAGGCCTTAGCACCGTTAGCAAATCTGTTAGACATGCGTCACCTCAAACTTGTTCGTTTTTCGCAAGTTTTCGGCACCGGGGATCACCTGCAAATTTACTGGCGTGTGAAACCCTGAAACATTTTTACCACGAAGCGGAATTTTATGGTCTACATGCCAAGCAAACCCAAACATCTGAGTGCGCATAGCAGCAAGTTCATACGCTTGCTCAATGATCCAATGATCGTCTTTGGTTAGCCATTTAGGTGTACGCAGTAGCTTATCAGCATGCTGTTTATTTCTTTTGGCAAGCATACGAGGGTAGTTTTCCTCGTAGTACTTTTTATACTTTGCTTTTATTTGCTCTGAGGCACGCTGAGCATATGCTCTTTTTTGAGCGCTTAGATAGTCCTTGTTTGCTTCGCCCCACTGCTTTGTACGCGCTTTACAAAGCTCTTTGTTAGTGTGGTAGTAGGTTTTTGTCCTTTGTTTTATAACCTGTCCATTACGCTGCTGATACGCTTTTACTCTCTCCAGAGCGCAAATAACACAGGCATTATTGGATGTATAACGCACTCCTGCTGCTTCGGGGTGAGACACGCACTCAGTACCCACAAAACGTACTTCGCCGTTTTGTTTTGCCAAAATGCGGTTGGGGTGCATCGGAGTAGTTTAGCTAATGAAGGCTTGTCTTGGCACGAACCGTACCGCTGCTTTCTCTCGATCTTCAGTTGAAGCAAGCTCCCATGCTTCTTGATATTGCTGTTGCAAAACAGGCATACGCTCCATCGCGCCCGGAATCTTCATGGACAGGTAGTACGCAAGCCCCGAGACCAACGCATTGAGGAAACGGAACGGGATGTCCTGCGTGTACGTACCGCCAGCACCAGCATCCTGAATACGGCGCAAACGCCAGTACACAAACTGATAGTTGTTGCTCTGGTCCGGTACAGGCCACACCGTGATGGTGGGCGTGGGTGCTTGCCGATTGATCCAGACCTGAATCGGACGCGCCTGCTGCAGCTTGTTGGGGATGCTGGAGTACGTGGAAACACTGATGCGCGTGATGGTCAGGTCAACCTGAGTGGAAACGTTGCCTGCACCCGTGCGGATCACATGCTCAATCAGGTCTACTGTATCGTTTGGCAGGTTGTACGTGGCCGTGCCTTGGGTCAGGTTGATCGAGCCTTGCTCTACCGTCCATAAATTTATACCTCTATTCGCCCAGTCTGCGAACAGCAGGTTCATTGACCGCCGTGCGGTCTTCAGGTCATAGCCCGTGCGAAGCTCTGCACCACAGCGCTCAAAGGCTTCCTCAACGTATTCGTTGAGGTCAAGATTGAACGTGGTAGTGTTAGAGG